GAAGCCCATCTCGCCGTACGGGTCGTTACGATCGGCAGTCTCAATGCCTGGCTTCTTGTGGGTGATCTTGAACTTCACGGTCTTACCGTCAGACTGGAAGCCAATGGTGGTAAAGGAACCATCACCAATGACCAGCATCGGGAACACGTCAAAGTTACCGCTTGACGCCCAGTGGGTATCGTTACCGGTAGCATCCGCACCCGCGCCTTCCCACTTCAGCATTTCAGGGACAACCACAACGCGGAAGTAACCTACGGTACCAATCTCGCCGTTCAGTACCGTGCCACCGGCAGCGTACTTCTGGACGGGAATGAACGCAGGGTTACCGTGCAGATCCACCATGGCTTCAATGGTAGGTTGCAGTTCAGAGCCGATGTACATGATACGAGCAGCCGGAATGGTAACGGTGTCGGTCAATCGGGTACCGGTAATGACTTTGGTGTGCTTCGGCGTACGGTTGTTGTCCAGGTCAATGGACAGACGCAGGAAGTCACGGTAAGACACAACATCAGCAGCATCGACTTCAGAAGCTTGAGTGGCATCACCGGCAAACTTCACCACACCGGCAGAGTTGATCAAGTCAATCTGCAGCATGTCTTCGGTCAGCTCGTTCGCACCAAAGATCATTTCGCGGTTGATGTGCATCATCAGTTCGGAGTCGGTATCAAAGTCCAGAGATTCCTGGGTGTACTCACTGAAGAAGCCGAACTTCTCAATGGAACCTTCCAGATCTTTGCGTTTGAAACCAACACGGTTAACACGACCACCCACTTCGGTCAGTGTCGGGAACTTACCGGGAATGGAACCAATGTCTTTGCTGGAGCCATACAGGTTACCGTTGGCAATCACAGCACCGGACGCATCAATACCCTGGTCGTTGATGTTCTGATCATCGAGCATGGGGATGTAATGGTACTTTTTGATCTTCTTACCAAAGTGCTTTGGCATAACGGTGGTATCAGCCAGCGGACTAAAGTACTGTTCTTTCTTCATTTCTACCAAAGCTTGCTTCTGGTAGTAGAAGTCATTCATCTGTTTGCCAACGGTAGAAGGTGCACCACCGGCAGGATCGTTGTATTTATTCATAAGCTACTCTCACGGTTACAGAAGTTTTGAACTGAATTGTTTTTCAAAGTCTTCGTCGGACATTGCCAGCGGATTAAAATCTGCGGGTAACACACGACTGGCCGGTACTGATCTCGTGGAACTTGCAGCACGGCGCTTTTCTTTCAGCTTGGGATCTTCTTGCTTCTGCTTGGGTGGGAGTCGCTTCGTTGCAGTAGGGGCTTGTTGCCTTTGTTCTTGAACAAACAAATGGTCAAATCCACCTTGCTCTTGAATGCCATCACCAACCTGCTTGTACGCTTCCAGATCGGACAAACCATTTAACTGACCAAGTGCACGTTTCCGATTCAATTCATTACTGATAACGTCATATACACCACTGGCCATGTGGTCATTGATGACTTTCAGAATGACGGGTTCTTCGGCTACTTTGCGCTTGCTCCGGTCGTCCCATTCTTTAGTGACCAGATCAACGGTCTTGCCGTAATGTTCTGAATGTTCGATCTCATCCAGTACATCACCCAAGGCAAGCTCGCTGTCACTGACCGTGTGCTTAGAAGGGACATAATCACTACTCGCTTCAACATCCAAATCCAACGGATCAAGTCCGCTTTCTTTAACCAGTTTTCCAATGGCTTTTGGATCTTTGTTATGGAGGTCAATTAGGTAACCTATCTGCTCATCGCCCAATAGGTTGTTGTTCTCAAGTACTTTCAGAAGCTTCATGTGAGGCTTTAGCCCCACCATCTTCTTGTTGTAGTTGGCACCCATCTTCATCAGTGTCAACGCTTCATCAGCGTTTTTAACCTGCATCTCTTTACCGTTAGCGGTAAAAGGAGCCAGGATTTTCTTGTACTCAGCTTCAAAGTTTGTGGTGGTACTGTCGTCTTCGTCAGTATCATCGGTGTCTTTGGCTTCGTCTTTGTCGTCTGCTACAACATCTGGGTCAGCATCCCCATTGTCTGCATCACTGTCGTCACCGTCTTCCTGGTCTTCATCGTCATCTTCGGTAACGTCAGCCTGGTCTACCGGATCTTCATCCAGGGTAATCGTGTCCTGATCATCCTCAACGTCAACAGAATCATCTTCCTGTGCATCGTATTCAGGAAGATCGCTGGGGTTATAGTTCATGATCTCGTCATCAGACATATTGTAAAAGTCTGCTTCCGATCCGGTAGACTGCATGCCTTCTTCTTGTTCCTGACTCATTCTACGTGACCCTCACTGCGCATCTCATCCAGGGTATTTTCATCAGCTTCAATGGCGCGTTCTGCATGATCTGCGCGTGCAAACACCATATTGAAATACTGATTCATTGCTGCAATACCGTGCATGTCTTTCGCAATCATTTCTTGTTCGGGTGCATGGCGTTGTGAGAAATCACCTTTCAAGTGAACCAAACGAATAGCTTCTTCTTTGAAGTAACCTTCCATAACAATCTTTTTAAAGTCACGGTTACTTTGAAGACGCTCAAGCGCTTTACCAGCATCTACGAAGGCTTGGGCTTGTTTAATGTTCAGTTCAATCTCTTGAATCTCGTGCGCGCTCATAAATGATTCCAAGTTGTTTGTTTAAAGATTAGCCCCTTGTTACAGGGGCAATGGACATATAAAACGTTTTTACGGTTTACTTTGCAAATAATTTTGTAACAACGCCTTATTTGTTTCGCTATCTTCTTTCAATGCATGGTCAACTTGTTTCAATTTCATATTAGCGCGAGCTTGTTCACCTTGCTTCTGCAGATCCCTTTCTTGCTTAACACCTGACTCCTGTTCAATAAAGTCCAAAGACTTTTGATCAGTATCCGCTTGCATATACTGCGCCCTGGCTTGTTCTGTAACTGCTTTAGCTTGGTTAAGTATGGCCTGTGTTTCTTTGGTTGATGTATTAGCAGCAATCTCTGCAATCTGTGCTTGTTTAAGTAACAGCTCCAGTTCACCAAGTTGTTGTTGGATAGGATCAGGTTCTGGCTTGAACTCTTCTATATCTTTAGCCAAGTCTGGCATCTTACGTAGACGGAACATCTTACCCAGTATCTTTTGGGTAATAGTAAAGTCCACGTTGTTACCTAAGGTCTGCATCATAAATGCGAGTTCTTGTGCCTTCTTCTCATCTTCTTCTGCAGTAGAGATGGTCAGCTTAAGATCAAACTCACCTTGCAGTTCTTCACGCCTGACGCTGACAAACTCTTCGTTGGTAATGCGGATGACTTCTTCTTCAGACAGGAACACACCGTTCATTGCAATGATCTTGCGCCCTACTTGAACCAAGCCATTGGCCAGTCGACGCAGGATACCCAGTTCCCGTTTAGACGCAGCATCCAGTGCACCGCGTACACCGGTGGCTGTATCACCCAGGCCTGATCCAGAGATACCCTGACTGAAGGCTTTTACGCCGGTCAGTGACTCGGCTTCAAAGTTCTGCTGTTGCAGCATGAACTGAGCAGACACCGGTATCTCGTTGTATTTGTGCATGTGCACGCCTTGGTTCGGATCGACGTTGGCGTTGAATTCGTAGTCTTGACCTTTCTCAAACTTGCGTCGGTTGGTGGTGTCCAGCATGTCTTTACGCATACCGATCTGACCGTTGGCAGAACGACCCATTACATCGATCATGCCTCGAGTGACCGCACCAATGATCTTCTGGTTGTCTTCCAGCAAGGCACCGTCCGGTTCACCGTAGGCTTTCTTGCGTACCGGTAAATAAGGGACAACAACAAACGGAATGGATTTATCAGGAAATGGGTTCTCTTCCAGGCGGATCAATACATCCCCAACCCAGGCGGCTACAATAGACTTAGTAACACCACTGCCGTCAATATCCCAATATCCCCAATATTCATAAACGACAAACTTTTTACGGGGCGTGTCTCTAAAATTGAAATTCCCTGAGTAATCATTCGCCGCATGGTTGACATCTCCGACAATGGTGTTTTGTTCAACGTTGATGTATTTGATGTTGCTGTACTTTCCGTCGCGTTCCAGCTGTGACTTGGACGACTCAAAACTGTATACAAAGAAGTTGGCTTTTGATGTGTCGCCGTTACAGGTGGGATCGAGGTAGGCATTCCGGTAATTAACGATATCGATCGCGGGTGCATTC